ATTAGTGGCTGTATCAAAAAGTATATTTCCGTCAACATCTAAAGTTAAAGCTGCGTTAGTACCAGCAACATCAACAGTTGATATAGTTGTAGCTCCATTACCACCAGATACATCTATTTGAAAATAATCATCAGTATCTGAAGCCTGTAGCATTTTTAAAATTCCACCTGCATTCCATGTTAAATAAGATGTTCCACCAACTTGAAATTTAATATCAGTACCAGCTGCATCTAATAATATGTCACCAGCAACATCAACAGTTAAATCACCTGATGACACATCAATCTCATTATTATTAAGTGTCATATAAGAACTTGAACCAAGATTTATTGTACCTGTAACATCAAGATTTCCTGATGATTCAGCAAGAGACATTATATTTGATGAACTTGAATTTTTTACTAAAAAGGATTCTCCACTATCTAACTGAAATGAAGTCGAAGTAGTTGAGCCTGTAGATGATGCTTTTGTTGTACTTTCTTTTGACCAGTTAGTTGCCATATATTTCCCCTATAATCTTGGAACTGATAGAAATCTAACGCCAGACCTTCTACCTTTATGTTTCTTAATTTTTTGTGTATACATTGTCATAAAATATTGAGCTTTTTGCAAATCACCTATATCTTCAAACAATCTTGATTTTATATAACATAATGCAGCGTTATGTAATGAACTATCTAATCCAGCATGTGTTTTTAAATCATTGTCTACTGCGGTTACTTCTTCATATTTTGAATGAAATGTTATTCTTATACCATTAGTAACATCACTTCCTTGGTAAGTATCATATTTTTCTTTTGTACTTTCTGCTGATGTAGATGTTGTATCTTGAGTTAATATCGCAAGTCTATCATCATCATTGTACCAGGCGAAATATGTATTTGGATATGTTCTTTTGTTTGTTGCCATAAATTCCCTACGTTAATGTATCAGCTTCATAATCATCAGCATCATCAATACCTGCGTCAGTATCTCCTCTTAATAACTTATGAGAGTCTGCTAGTTTTGGTATCATTACATATCTACTATTTGTATCAAGTATTTCAACTTTTGTAATATCAACCATATCATCGGTTAAAGTATACCATCTATCATGTCCAACTAAATCTCTTTTTGCTGATACTGTATAATGTTGTTTTTTATCATTAATATCAAGAAGAGCATCATTTATAAGTCTCATCATATAAGCTTCTGATTGTCTTCCAAATAACCGCTCTACTTGTTCAATAATATTTTTAACTGTTAAGCTTTTTGCCATTATCTAGCCCTTTCTTTTTTTTCAGGCTGTGGTACTCCTTGAGATACTAACATTGCAATACCTCTATCATAATCTTGTTGTAATTTTATTTGTTGTCCTTGATACCATTGATATTCTAACCCATATTGCTCTAAATTAGTTTTATATTGAATAACTTCTTTATTTACATTTTGTTGATACAAAGCTAATTCTTGTTGATATTTTTGTAATTCAAGAGAATAATCTTGTATTGCTGCTTGCAGTGTCAAGTCTCCTTCTTTTTGAGCTTCAGCTGCATCTGTTTGATGTTTTAAAATTTCAGCTTGTATATTAGCTTTATATATTTCATTTTCTTTATTAAATTCATTTAATTCATTTTGTATCTCAAGTTTATTTTTTTCTAATTGTTGAGTTTGTTGTGTCGACCAAGCCTGAAGAACAATTCCTACTTCAGATTTATATCTATCTAATTTTAAAGTATATACTTGAACATCTGTATTTACTTCTGCTTGATATTCCTTAATCTTCGCATCATATTCTTGAATTTCCTTTTGAAGTAATAAAGATGCTTCTTCTTTAGATTCTTGATATGCAAGGTCGGCTTCCTTAAGTTTTTCTTGAATAGAAGCCTGATATTCAACATTTGCATCATTAAATACGTTTAATTGATTCTGCATAGCCTGAGAATATGCCTGTATATAAGTTTGTATTTTTTGTAATGTTGCAGTAGCAAGTTCAGTATCTTCTTCATCCTCTATAAGATGTGTTACTGTTGAGAACCATTGGTCAAATTCTATTGCATTTCCATCAAAATCATCTATTGTATTTTCAGCATCTAAAGCTACTATAGTTGTTAATTCTATTGTACCACCATCACTTGCTACAACAGGAACTGTATATACTGGAGCAGTACCAAAACTAGCAACTGTCACAGTAGATATTCCAGGTGTAGAAAAACTTGCAGTTCCTAAACCAGGAGGGGTACTTGTCGAAAAAACCCCAGGGTCAGAATCTCCAAATGGATTTAAATCTTCAGTTCCGCTAAAAAAATCTTCAAATGAAGTTAAACCAATTAATGTAGGCTTTGTATATGTTGGAGCATTTCCACTTATATCAGCTTTTGCTACAGTAGATATACCAGGACTACTTATACTTGGGTCATTAGGAATAGTTGGAGCACTTGAACTTATACTTAAATCTGATATAGCAACCATTTCATTCATTTTATTTTGCAATACTTTTATTGCTACATATAACACAACTAAATATTCAGCTTCATCTGGAAAATTAACAATAGCTGAAACTGCTGATACATCAACCGTTGGATATGTTACATGATGTACTCTAGCAGGCTGACTAGCTGTTGGGTCAGGTTTTACAAATAATTTTGGGTCTCCACCAGTATCACTTTCAATCCAATGTATTGGGTCAGTTGCTGTTACATAATGCAAACTAGTAGAATCACCAGCTGAACCTGCATGAATTGGATTAACTTTTCTACATCCTATATGATAACCAGAATTTGCATTTTCACGAGTAACATGAAATATTTTACCTGTTGCATCTAAATCCATTGGAGTAGAAGAGGTTAATGAAGTAATTGTTGCGCATTCTATCTTTAATTCTTCAGGAAGAATGTTTATAATTTCTTTTACTCCATCTGCTGCCCAATCATCCATTTCTGATTGAGTTGCTGTTCCAGCTAATGCTTGTATTTGTGCATCAAAATTTGCCATTATCTTCTATTCCTATCTGCTATATCATCATCAATTGTTGTTTGACTAAATTCCACTTTTGTTTGTCCACTCCATTTATTTCTTCTCATATTAATACCATCTGAGATATTTGCTGTAGTTCCAAATAGATGTCCACAATCACATACATATCTTTCTTCAGGTGTAAATGTTTTACATCCTTTGCATTCTTTACAGTAATATGTTCTAGTCCTTTTCATATTCTATTCCTAATTTAATATAAATTTTTAAATTATTAAAATTAGCCTAAATATTCAACATGAAATGTAAAATCTAAATCATCTGCTGCTGCAAAAGTAGCTGTGCCTTGTATTATTGCTGCAAAATATACACTTGTTGAACCTTCTGCTGCATTTAATAAAAAAGGCAAGCCAGTATCTGTTACATCACCCCTATAAGCTCCTAAAGTAATAAATTTACTAGCAACAAGATTAATCAACCCTTTACTAAAATCGAACTTAACAGAACCTGTTAATTTAGCAGCCTCAGCATTAGCATCTGTTATGTCAACAACATCATTAATCGTTCCAAAAGTTGCAGAATTTTTTGAAAAAATTAAATCAAAATCAACACCTTGGTCAGCTTGGTCATAACAAGTTACAGCAACAAGCCTTGATACCCCACCTCTACTCGCAACTGCATTTGGAATTTCAACTGAGTTAAATAAAACATCTCCCGCTGCAAAGGCAGTAGGACTACCAATTGTTAATGTTGGGGTTACTTCTATTATATTCCCTCCTGGATACATATCCATTTCCTTTCTTATCTATGATTAAAATTTTTTAGTAGATTCGGGAGTTGTCCTTTATACGACAACCCCCATAGTTCTACAAAACTATTAATCCTTATTGATTTGGATTATGATGTTTGGATACCATTATTAATGCTGCTAAAAGCTTCCATAGCCCATTCACCATTAATAGCAGTTAAGCAAACCCAATCGCCACGCTGAGCAGTTGTATCAAGTATTACATTTGACACCTGTGTTCCAGCAGTTGAATTTGCAGCATCTCCACCAGCATCTTTATTTACACCGCTAATAATTGCACTACCAGCAGCGATTGTAACGTCAGCAGTAGGAGTTTCTTCCCAAACAACAAACTTATAATATATTCCATCTTCTAATGAAGTTGGAAGAGTTATTTCATAAGCACCACCAGCACTGTCGACAGCAAATACTTTTCCGCTATCAGCTTCAGTTAGTGTTGCAGCAACAGTAAGATTAACTACTTTTTTCTTAATGTTACCAGTTTGTTGACTATTTACATTTAATATATCACTTCTCATGATTACACTCCTTGTAAGTGAATCAAGGCATGAGTTTCAGGAAGAGATACTTCAAGACCAGCTTCGGTCAATATCATATCTTTTCTTAAATCTTCATCCGCTTGTTGCACATTTGTAGTGATTGATGTATCTCTGTTTACTCCATTACCTACAAGAGGTCTATAAGATACATGGTCTAAATCAACCATTGCTAAAAAGCCAGCAGAGTTCCCTCTAAATAAAGGCTCTTTAACCATAGACAAATCACCATGGATTGTTTCTATTTTCATAACCTTGTGTCCAAAAGCACCTTGGCTTTTTTCAAAGTTATAATTACCAGGAGTTCCATCAATAGAACTACTAACAAAACCACCCAACTTATTAAAGTGAGATACCACAGGAAGACTTGCTAAGGCAAGTTTACCTGAACTACCACCCCTTGCAGGGTCAAAGATTACTTCAAAGTCACTTAATAATGAGTCATAAGACCAATTTGCTGCTGTGATTGTTTTTAAATAACCTTTATCAGTATTATATGATACTTGAGCTTCATCTGCAAGTTCTGCTTGAGAGTTTGCAATAATATGTCCAACGATACCATCAGTATATTGTATACTATTAGTTGAACCTCTCATGCCAAAAAGCATTGCTCTTTCAATATCAACTTTATGTTCTCTTAATTTAAGATTCCATATTCTCTGCCATTCGTCAGCATAACCACGATAAACAGTTGCTCTAGCTGTATTAGACATTTCACAAGCTGTTTTGAAGATTTGAGTATATCCATAATCATTCTCAAGCTTTTGTGACCATACATCTGGGGCTCCAGTTCCTTCTTCAAATGCAGTACCTATAACAGTACATTTTGCATTATCTGGAACAGTTAAAGCTGCATCCGAAGCTTTTGCAATTGTTCTAACTGTAGCTGTACTATAAGCACCTGAATCTACAACAGATTCAACTCTTACTGTACACCATTCTGGTTGAGCTGTACCTGTATCAACGGTACCTACTGATATTACCATTCCTGGTATTAACCAATCTACTGATACTGGTGTTGAATCAGTTGTATCAAATGTTGCTGTTGCAGTACTTCCTACTGCAGCTGCTGTAAATGCAGCTTGAGCAGTAAATGCTCTATCAGCAATTGATATTTTAGTTCTATCTTCCAAAAATCTAAATTGACTATCGGAAGTAGGTACTTTCCCTACTTTTGACAGATATACGAAAAATGGGGATTCTTCTGGTGCAAGTTCAGCAATCCTATCACTAAAATCAAATAATCGTCTTGAGTGAAAGTCTGTAGCCGATACACCAGGAGTTCTCGCACCATTGGCCGATAAACTGCCTGCGCTATATGTTGCCATATTTTCTCCTTAGTTTATAATTTACAATACACTTGTTCGACTTCCAGCTTTCATAATTGAATCCCACATTGAATCTTTGTCATCTTTCTTTACAGGTTGCTCACCGTTTAAAATACCTGCTTGCTGAGGAACTGCTTGATTTTGACGAATTGCATCAAGTGGATTATTCGTATTACTTTCACCT